CACAATGTTTTATCATTTGGCTCGAAAATGAAATTCCGAAGAAGCCTAACAAGATTTTTCTTAATGAATATCAAGAGCATACGAACATTAACACGATCCAAAGCTGATTGCGACCTTTGTAATGTTCTCTGCCCCCAAACAGTGATACCATCATTCGGGAATTTAACAAGCGGGTTAACAGCGTTGCCAGACCCATAAAGCAAATCACGTTCGCCTTGAGTTGGACCATATTCAACATCTAACGCTGTTAAAAGCTTGCCACGGCGTAAACCAGCCGGGGCGAACCACTGTTCAGCTTCACGTGCGGTCCGAGAATAAACTGCTGAAACATGTCCAGATGGTGGAATCCAAATTTCATCTGAGCTAAACTGATCATAAACACGTAACCAACCCCAATACAATGCACCATAGCTGCTATTAATAGCGGATTTGAGATCCGACAACAACATCCCATTATGCCAATCAACGACTTGCTGTGGTCTGAGGGCGAATGGCGGATCTACAATGTATAACGCATCACCTCTACTCTCACACATTTGGAGAGCAGTACCGATAACAGCACCAGTTGAAAATCCAGGAGTAATTAACAAATTGATATCTAAAACTTCTGGATTTTGGAAAGCATAAATCCCAGAACTAGTTGCCGGATTTCCAATCACAGCAGCATCTAACTCACTAGAATAAGCAGGATCAAGCGGAATCCCGTTTGCCTGACCCTTAAATTGCTTTTCATTGAGTTGGCTTGGATATCGGACTTCAAATGTCGTCAGATTAACATTATTATTCAAAAACGCCGGACGTTCTTCCCAATTAACATAAGAACTACCATTAGTCCCACCATATTTCGTACCCGGATTAACAATATTACCAATATATCGATCATCACGCTTATCAAAAGAAACATCTTCAATTACATCAATCACTTGTCTATTTGTATCTTTAATAGTAAGTTTATAACGTCCAGCTACTTCACCTAACCCCTCAGTGTATAATTCTAAGGTTGCTGAATATCCATCAACCCACGTACCAGGACTTGGAGCGACTAACCATCCAACGATATTTTCAAAATATGAAGTGTCAGCGGCACAGTCAGCACTAAATTGATCGTCTTCACATGATAATGGAGTAGCAGCGTCAATCTCTCCAGAATCAGGAAGAACGAGCCTATTATCACTAAATCCGCGATATGATCTCTTATAAGGAAATGGAATATTCAATTCTTCAGTAAATCTTAAAGTCTTAAGATTTGAAAAACTAGCTTGGATATGCAAAGTATCAAATTGATGATCAGATGATGAAACTATCACAACATGAGTATTACCACCAGGTACAGTTAATTCAAATGAATCAAATAAGACATCACCAGCAACTATACCAGCTAAATCAATAGCATTAGCAATAGCCGGGGCTTCTTGATTCACACCAGATGGAATATTAAATTCGACTGTTTTAGTCTCACTGTCACCAATCACATTGATCTTGACTCTATTGTTTTGAGATGTAATAGTATACGGTCCAACATCAAGACCGAGAAGATATGATCTCGGTATATCCCAAGCATATTGTTGACTTCCGACTTCTAATGCCCAAGCATTAGAAGACATGATCTGAATACGTTCACCAGCAGTCACTGTTCGTAATTGTGGGATGGTAGCACTACCATCATCCAAAGTATATTCCACCATCAAATAATCTTCACCAGACACCAACGTATTAAACGCATCCACAAAATCTTCAACTGTGGTGTAAGATGCAACTGGCATCTGGTAAGCTGTTGGTGTATTTCCTTCAACCGACACAGAAAATGATCGATTATTTGGTCGAACTGAAAATGTGAACGTATCATTTTCATCTAGAACACCAGACGTAACCACCACTCTAACAGATAACCCTCTACCAATCGAAATCCATTCAGAGACACCATCATCATTATCGTCAATTAAAATGCCTTCAGAAACTACCTCTCCATCGCTGTTACGAACTATTTGATATGTAGCACCTTGAACAGATGCTAAAGCAGAAACATCTGGAGATGATGTAATTATCATTATATATGAATCATCTATATCACCAGTATATGTACCAAGAGTCTCTAACGTAGCATCGGTGGAGCCATGTGTGTTTGATACATCTACATCATTGTAATTAATATCATTAACAGATGCATTATGAAACGCTATCGGAGAAGTTTCAGACACTTCTCTTAAATTAATACGACCATAATCAATACCAGTAAAGAGAGGTATTCTACCCCAACCTTTCCCACGACCTCCCGAAGTATCGATACTGACTTCGTCGAGTTCGATCGGCTGACCCTCTTCAGTCAACACACCAACACGCATAATGTAGCATTGGTTTCCTTCTTCAAGAAAAGCCAATACAGAATACATTAAATAACTTTCGGGGAAAGGTTCACCGAAAATTTCTATCGCTTGTTGAGAATTAGAAATGAACGTCGGAGTATTCATCGGGCCTTCGTTGGCGGTCCCGATGAAAGCCGGTCTCAACGGACCCACTGCCGTTGGCAGCACGCTTAAATCTATTTCTCTCGGAAAAACACCGGGGCTTAAGTATACTGGCATCTGTTTACTCCAGTTAATAATCAATAACTTTCAAGTATCTTTTCCCCGAATATTAAGTAACTAATTGTCTTTCATCAATCATTTCACTGTCATATACTATCTTTATCATCCCACGTTTCTGTAAATTTTCAATCTGATCCGATCTAAGATGATTCTTAGGAAGCAGCACATCTCTACCAGGTGCTAATCTAACTTGTTGTTCACCAGTATAAAAATCAGCACCAGGGCTTCTTACCTGCAAAGGGATCATTTGACGTGAATTATTATAAACTCGTACCATAGGTGACTTCTTCGACATCATCATCTCCAATCAAGAAAGAACTTCACGTGCTTTATCTAAATCCTGTATCGGCTCACGCCACTGACTAGACCCAAAATTGGAAACTAATATTTCACCAACTTTTTCTTTAAGTAAAGTTACACGACCCAAAACAGTCGGAACAATTTTCTCTGGTAACGGCAACCAAGCTTCGGCAGTGATGGATATCTCGTAACGTACATTTGCGTGCTGATCAAATCCGGCTTCTTTATCACTAGCATCAGAGCATCCACCATAACGGAGTTGAACATTACCTGCTATTTTTCCATCAAACATCTTGAATTCAGCAAGTGGGTTAAACCTAGTTAACGCCTGAAACAAAATATATTCAGCATCACGTTTTCTTTCAGCCCAAACAATAATTTTGTAGTCAACTAAAAACGGAACTGGCCTAAAAACCTTTGCTACCATATCACCACGACTACTCAAATATCTAGCAGTCATAGAATGATAAGACGGACTAAACTTCTCAGGATTAAATTCATGGCTTTCTCTACTTATAGCGGCCAATGGTAATCTGGCTCTACCTTCTTTAAGATCATCAGACCATATTAACAAACTCCTGTCTCCACCAGATATTTTAACCCTCATAAATCTATATGAATCTTTTGTTGGAACACGAATACCAGACCAAAATTGCTTCAATGACGAATCTAATGACCAAAATCCGGGTTGCAAAAATTCTTCAAGATGATATGGATATGATTGTAAATTAGAACCATCTAATTCAGTTCTACCACCCTGAGCATGACTTAATTGACGTACAGCCGGAACCTCTTTAGCACCAAGAGGTAATGATTGTGACTGACCAATATTCGGAGTAAAATTATTATCAAAATTATAAACAGGCATTCTTACTCCTTTATAATCGATATCAAATTAGAAGGATTCTTAAGACCCTGCATCACTGTTCTAATTTCATTAGATATTTCATCATATTCATCTTGACTATTCACAACAATCTGGCCAGACAATATAGTCGATATAGAATTACCGCTTACAACTTTATCAACATACTGCAACTTAACTCCAGGTACTTTTTGACCTATTAAATTAGAGATACCATTAGCGATAGAATTCACGAAACGGTGATTTGATATCTCAAAAGAATTAGATATATTTTTAAAATTTTTATTTTTCATAATGATTCCTTATATCCAACATTTGAATGATCTTCTTCTAACATATCTTCTTCTGGTCTAACATTGATATCCGCAGTTAACAATTCCAATTGACAAGTATAATATAACCAAATATATCTAAAATTACCACTAGGAGAAGAATTTAAAATTCTATAATTCTTCGGACTGACAGGGATAGCATTAAATGGTAACTGTATAACATCACCAGGTCTGAACATTCTATCGCCGACTAAATTATAAACTTGTCTATGACTAAAAACTATCTCAGTTTTGTTAACAGTATCGAGACCCCATTTAGTTAATTCAGTTTCTATAGGCTTAGGTTT